CCTTTCGAGATGGTGTCTGCAACAATTGAGGTCGATACAACGAGAGACATTGCTCGACAACTGCTGCGCCACCGATCATTCTCCTTTCAGGAATTTAGTCAACGATATGCCGATCCTACTGACATGGAAGGTATGTTTGTAGAACCGCGAGAGTGTCGTTTTCAAGACAATAAAAATAGGCAGAACTCTGTAAATCTTGATCCTGAAGACTCTGACGCCATGGAAGTTGCCGCATATTGGTATAAAGCTCAGGCCGAACTAATGACTTACACTAAAAATGTTTATGAATGGGCGATTGAACATGGAATTGCAAAGGAACAAGCAAGAGTTGTTTTGCCTGAAGGTTTAACTAAATCTCGTTTATATGTAAATGGTACTATACGAAGTTGGATTCATTATTGCGAATTGAGAATGAGCAACGGTACTCAAAAAGAACATATGGAACTTGCTAAAGCTATTGCTCTTGCGATTAGCAGATTATTCCCAATGAGCAAATATATTGACATGGATGTATAATGTATACATTTGAATCTTGGGAAATATTAGTACTATTAGGATGTTGGGCATTCTCACTTTTGATGCAAAACGCAAACATTAGCGCTAAGCAGCAGGAAAAACATACTAATACTATCATTTCAACTACAATGGAATATCTTGAAGCAGAAGGTTATCTCAAAATATCGAAATCTGGTGATCTTGTTAAGCACTCTAAAAAAGATCTATGAGTCAGAACGATATATTAACCAGAGTAGATAACACACATATTTATGTGAAAGGCGGCAACAAAGAACAAAGATTGCTAATACAGGAATGTATCTCATTTGCCAAACGCGTATTGATGCCAAGATACCGTAGTCTTTTTATAAATGTAGAGATCGGTCGGCTCAAAAATGGTGACTTTGGGAGTGCTGAATGGATGGATTCTAATATCAGGCCTCGAGAATTTCAACTTCTTGTTACTAATATAGATAAAAAGACAATGATGTTAACTCTTTTTCATGAAATGGTCCATGTTAAACAAATGGCCTCTGGAGAGTTGAAGGAAAGATATAATGATAAACATTATCGTATATGGAAAGAAGTTAATGTATACGACGATCAAGACTATATCGACTGTCCTTGGAATTTTCCTTGGGAGATAGAAGCTGACGAATGGGAAGAAATATTGTATAATAAGTTTATAGTTTCTACGGGTCGCGAGGTAAAAGATGTTATAAATAACATTAATAACTAACTATATTGTATGGGAATGTCGAATAATGCAAAGTTTTAAAAGCTTCTTAATTGAGTATGCTGTAACCGACTCAGTAATAACACTATTAAACGATATAGGTTATTCTAAAATTAAGAAAGTACAGGGCCGAATTATTGCAATAATGGTAGACAGTAACTCCGAACGAGTTAAAGCACTGAAAGACATTGCAACACAACTTGGCGGCAATTTTCAACCCATATCGAACAAATCTTCAGTAGGCGAAACTCAACTATCCGACAAGATAACTATTGTCGCAAAAACAGCAGGCGGTGGTAGTGGCGCAGGTGCAGCTGTTACAAAATTAACAGAATCCGCGCAATGTCTGTATTTAGCAGACAGATGGTATAAAGGCGGCAAATATAGTGCCGAATCCCTACATGGTGCAGCTAATAGTGTCAACGTTGACGAGCCAATTAATAATATCGTAGATAATCTTGACGATGTTTGGAGAGATTCATGTATACTTACCGCGGAGAAACTTCACAAAGAAAGTTTATATAAAGGTAAGAAATATATATTTCATAGAGGTTCTGCTTTTATTGCACGAATAGACAATCAATTCAAAAAGCTGAACAAAATTGAAAAACTCTTTACTAACTTAAACAAATGGACCCCTGCTGATATTTGGATGGCAACAAGTAAAGCAGAAGCGCTCGATATTGAAGGTACTCAAAGTATATTAGAATTAAACAACTTAATTTTGAATGCAGGAAATGAAGGCATTCTTGTTGGTGTTTCTTTGAAGCAGGCACAAGGTAAGGTTTCTTTAGAAAAGAAGAACTTTACGGAGAAACGAAAAGAATACCAATTTACCAAGTTCACGACAGGAAAGAGATCATTTTTTCAATCTAACGATGTATACATTCAATATGACGGTGGTGAAATTCAATTCCGAACATTTGGGTCAACATGGCAAGGTGAGATAAAAGGTAAGTTTGCCAATCAAGGAAAGATTTCAGGCGGACCTGTTGCCGTTTTGATGAAAAATATCGGCCGATCATTATTTATGCCACAAAAAACCTTGGGCATAAAAACAGAAGATAATCTTCGCAAGTTTTACGATTATTACACAACATTGGGGGAACCTTCTATCAAGTATTCCGACTTTAAAAAGAAGGTAGACGAAAAGGACGCAACATTTTTTATGTCCAAGATAATGGGAGCTCAACTTCTTTTTCAATTTAATAAATTATCAAAAACAATGAAAACAAAAGTTATAACGGCTATGATTGGTTACGCTGCCTCTGAATCCGAAATGTCTGCTGCTTATGTGAAGGCCTCATGATATCCTTCAAATCTTATGTAACCGAAGAAGTTAATGCTCACATGCAGCACATACAGAATCTAGTTCTGTATAAAGGTGTTAAAGGTACAAGACAAGCAATAGAATCTCTGCGAGATTTAAGAAACACCTTGGCTGGAACATCTACATCTAAAATAGATGTGACGATGAAATGGGACGGCGCCCCTGCCATATTCTTTGGTCAAGTACCAAGCGGCGAACCTGATGCTGGAAAATTCTTCGTGGCAAAGAAAGGTATATTTGCAAAAACTCCTAAGTTTTATATGACTGACGCTGACATTGATGCCGACATATCAAGTGCTGACTTAAATGTAAAAATGAAAATTGCGCTCAAAGAACTTCCAAAGTTAAATCCAAAAGGAATCTTTCAGGGCGATATGATGTATAGCGCTAGCGACTTGAAAACACAAAAGATAGATGGCGAGAATTATCTGACATTTCACCCAAACACAATTTTATATGCAGTACCAACAGATTCTAAACTTGCAAAGAAAATTCAAGGGTCCAAGATGGGCATCGTGCTTCATACGGAATACAAAGGTAGTACATTTGCTGACCTTAATGCATCCTTTAAACTTGATGCAAAACAATTCACTCAAACGAAAAACGTTTGGTTCGATGATGCTAACGTTAAGAATCTGAGTGGCAGTGTATCGTTAACCAAGAAAGAAACTAATTCGATTGACAAGAAGTTGAGTCAGGCCGGCAAGTTGTTTCAGAAAGTATCATCCAAAACTTTAAAACAAATAGAAACTACCCCTAATCTTGCACAGACCATTGAGACATATGCAAACAGTTTTATCCGCGGCGGAACAATGTCTTCCGACCCTAAAAAGCATGTTACTGGTCTAATTGCATATATAAATAATAAATATCAGAAAGAGATAGATAAATTAAAATCGGATGCAGGTAAAGAACGAAAGATCATTGCCCGTGACGACTTTATGAAGTTTTTCTCTGATAGTAACAAAAAACAACTTATCGATCTTTTTGAATTGCAAAATCTATTAGGTGATGTAAAATTGATCATAGTTGGAAAGTTGAATAAGATTGACAATATGTCCACGTTCCTAAGAACGAAGAATGGATTTGAAGTTACTGGTCATGAAGGTTTTGTAGCGATTGATCACGCAAAAGGTAATGCTTTTAAGTTGGTCGATCAGTTAAGTTTCTCCTACGCAAATTTTAGCGACGAAATACTCAAAGGATGGGATTCTCCCACAAGATAATAGGTACAGAAATGAAAACATATAAAGAATTTATTCTTGAAAACAAAGGGCGTATTGAGAAAGTAAAAAAAGAATATGCCGATCTGAAAAAGAAATCTGTCAAGGAGCTTCGGGGTATTATACAATCTACTAATAAAGTTATAAACGTACAAGGCTTTGATAAGGGAGGTGCAATTTCACAAATTCTTCGTGATAGACATGGTAATAAAGCGGTTGATGCTGCTTTTGATCTTGACGAAGCTCGCAAAGTGGGTGACAAATACACTGTATACAAAGACAATAAAGTTATACAACCTAACATGACTAAAGTAGCGGCAATCGCGTTGGCAAAAAAGAGAGGTGCTGAATTCGGCACCTCTGCTTGGGTGCAAGATAAAATAGGCACTGTAGAAGAATCAAATAAATAAAAGGCTGGCGTGCTCGGAGAAAGAACATGGATATGCCAACAATGGCACAAAGCGCTGCAGCGCGCAAATAACTAACAGGTACAAATATGTTATCCTTCAAGGAATATGTAAACAATGAAGATGACTTCGACGAAGATGAAGATGACTTCGACGAAGCATTAGATGCTCGAGGGCGGATGAAGATGCGGGCCGCAATGAGAAAGAATAAGTCCAAAATTAAAGCGGGTAAGAAACGTGCCGCAAATCGTATAGCGTCTCCTGAAAAACTGAAAAGTCGAGCTAATAAACATGCTCGAAAAGAAATAGAGAAAAAGATTTTAAAAGATAAGTCGAAGGGTGATCTTTCCTTTGCTGCACGAGGTGCCTTAGAAAAGAAGGTTGCCAAGAAGAGCGCTGCTATAAGTAGATTGTCTAAAAAACTATTGCCGAAAATAAAACAAGCCGAACGCGGCAAACGTAGTACAAAAAAGGAAGATTTGTCAGATGATTAAATCATTTAGTCAATACATCACAGAAGAGACGAACGAAGCAGTCTTTACTTTTGGCAGGTTTAACCCACCTACAACTGGGCACGAAAAACTTATTAAAAAGTTGTCAACTGTAAATAGTAAAGCGGATTATTTCGTATTTGCGTCTTCTTCTAATGATCCCAAGAAGAATCCTTTGGACTACGTGTCCAAAGTAAAGTTCATGAGGAAGATGTTTCCAAAACATGCACGAAACATCATTTTAGATAAGAAAATACGAAATGTCTTCGATGTTATGGTGTTCTTGTTTGATAAAGGATACATTAAGGCAACCATGGTTGTTGGTTCTGACAGAGTAGCAGAGTTCGATAAAATCATAAATAAGTACAATGGCGTAAAAGGTCGGCACGGATTTTATAACTTCGAGACACTGAATGTTGTTTCTGCTGGTGATAGAGATCCTGACAGCGACGAAGTAAGTGGAATGTCCGCCTCTAAGATGCGTGCTGCCGCTGAAGCAAACGATTTTGAAATGTTTCAAAAAGGACTGCCAAAGGCGTTCAAAGACGGTAAATTATTATTCAATGCTGTTCGTTCAGGCATGGGACTTAAAGAATCCTATACTTTCCGAAAGCATATTCAATTAAGATCAGTTTCTGAAACAAGAGAAAGCTACATAGAAGGCAACTTGTTTGAGAAAGGAGACTACGTGCTTCTTGATAATACGGATCAAGTCGGCCTGATAATCGTGACCGGTTCTAACTACGTGATCGTAGAAAGTAATGGCAAGAAAATCCGAAAATGGTTAACAGACGTTGCAATTATAAACAAATAACTTTAGACTAATATACATTAAGGACTATCATGAAATCATATTTTCAATTCAAAGAAGACTTGCACACAGAAGGCACATTGGAAGAAGACGCACTAGTTAAGATATATAGCGGAAAGGATGCCGATGCATTTAACGATGCTGCTGATAAGAAAGACATTAAAACAATGACAGCTTTGTTGGTGAAGTATGGCGAATCTAAAAGAAACGCTGAAAAACAAGCAAAAGAAATCGTAAAGGTTGGATAATAATGGAAGAAGAAACGTCTTTAGACGGCCGATTGGATCGAATCGAGAATAATACGACAATATTATTAAAATCCTTGGATATTATTATATCCCAGAACACCACCATTGCATCTATAAATGATATAGTGCATGATCATGATAATAGAATTAAGTCCATAGAAAATAACATTGTGTCTAATTCAAATCAAAAACATACAAAATCTCTTGTCGTTATATACATCGCTCTCGGCTTTATATACATCGGTACGGCAATTCACATAGCATTACCATTATTAGGATAATAACAATGAAAGAAGAACTATCAGATCTAGTCAATGTATATCGTGCAATGATTGAAGCATCGAAAGCAAAGACAGAAGTTAAAGTTGAAGTCGAAGACGAAGAAGACACACCCGTTGACACTGATGGAGACGAGCCAAAACCCAAAGAAAAGGTTACAGCTGACCCTGCCGCAAATGGTCCTGCTACCAAAAAGGACGACGAAGAAGACGAAGACGAAGACGACACAAAAAATGAAGGGGCAGATAAAGACACAAAAAACGATGGCCCTGCATATAAAAAATTCTTCGCTGCTGCATTAAAGAAGTTTGGTGTCAAAAGCCAAGGTGAATTATCTGGAGACGACGAAAAGAAATTTTACGACTACGTTGATGCTAACTGGAAAGGGGACGACGAAAAATCAGAAATGAAAGAATCTAAATTTTTAGGACTTCTTTCTAAGTCTGATAAATAAACATATAAACAAAACGAGAAATGTAATGGAAAGAAAAAGAGGACAATTCAAAAACGCTATTGCCAAGGTCAGTGGTTATTACACCAAACGTGGCGAGAAGTTAAAAGGCGCAAAGTTAACTGAAGAACAGTGTGCAGCATGGAATGGTGTTGCCAAGATAGGCGGCCATGAAGAAACCTGTGTGATAGTTGACGATGTGATAGTTGACGTTGTGATAGTTGACGATGTGATAGTTGACGATGTTGTTAGTATTGAAGTAGAAAAAGAATCACCTACTACAACTAAGAAAAGCAAAGGGTCTAAAAAAGGCAAATCAGCGATTGGTGGTGTTAAAACCCCATTTAATTTAAGATAAGATCAAAAAATATTATGCATATATTTGATACCGTGAATGGCGACAATTTTGTGATGTATGCGTCTCATGTATACAACAACCCTCAATGTTCCAATGTTGAGGAGTTTTGTGACGATTTGAACAGATTTAAATATTTGAACAGATTATTAAAAAGATATTCAGACGACAATGAAGATCTGCAGGAACGCTTGATACTTAATCACTTGATTATAATCTATAATGTGTTTGGTATCGAAGGTGGACATAAACTTACATTCTTTAAAATAAAACGAGAGTATTGGAACACATTAAAAACGTTTCTTATATACTTGAATTATTTGACAGAGGATGCGCTGGTGACATATAAGATTGATGCCACTATCGTAAAAAAACTTAGATCAATATAGAGGCACCATGGGTTTAATATCAGGAGCAATTAATACATACTATACCTTTAAGTTTTTGCGTCTTCTAACGCAAAAATGGAACACAACTGATGCATTCAAGTTGGGCATAGTGGACACTGAAGGCAAAGCACTAAAGAAAGTTGCTGATCTGAATACAACAGAAGAAAAGGCAGCGTATTCAGTGTTTAATCGTCTTGTGTTTAATGTTAAGCGTATAATGAATAAAGTACCATTCGGCCGTTCAGCATTAGTTTCTTATGCTGCAGCACTATATTTGCTAAAAGAGCATGAAGTCGACTTCGAACACGATCAAATTGTTGAAAAATTACAATTCGAGGGTTCTTCTATAAATGAAGATCTTGAATGGTTTGTTTTAAAGGACGGTTGTCTAATGGAAGGCACCTATCAACTCAATAGAGACATTGTATCTCCAATTACAGGCATAGTTACAGGCCATACAGGAAATAAAATTATCATAGAATCTAATTGTAATTCTGTAGGTAATATATTTGGTATGGATGTGTATAAAATTAAGCATCTTATGTCAAAACAAGCGCTCTATATAACACGAAAGGATATAAAGAAATGTTAACCGAAGACGCTCCGACTAATAACGCAGGGGATGGCAATGTATCAATGCCTCCTACCAAGAAGCAGAGACTGTATTCTGACAACCCTAAGAACATAATGCGTCGAAAGCGCATGAAGTCTTTTAAAGAATTTATAAAAAGGTGGTCTGTGTAATGGATTGGATGACATTAATAGGAGGAGCACTGTCGGTAGGTTCTGGCGGTATTGTGGGAATACTTGGTTCTGCATTAGGCGCTTTTGTAAAAAACAAAGAACGGGCCGCAAAGGCAATAGAACAAGCCGCTGAACGAGAATTTCAGAAAGATCTTCTTGTACTTAAGATGAACAGCGACTCAAATTTAGCATCATGGGAAGCAATGAATGTTACCCACCAGAGTGAGGTGGCACTTAACGGTCAACCAAATTACAAATGGGTTGTTGCCGCGAAGACATTATTCCGTCCTATATTGACTTTAACTTTATGGGGACTTGTTATCGTGCAACTGAAAATGATATTAGATGGAACATTAACAGATTATGCATCCATTGCAATGGACAAACAAGTTATTTTTAATGCAACAGAAGTTGTGGAATTGGTAAGATACGTTTTATATTCAACTGTGTTTGCCGCATCAACAGCTACTATGTGGTGGTTTGGTGAAAGAGCCATGGCTATGCCAGAAGCAAAGAATCGTTAAATAAATACTGGATTACCGTTGATTCCCCCCTATCTCGGTAATCCAGTCTTATAAATAACTCTGCCAGCATAAATTAGTATATTGTGTATACCAACCTGCCCCGGCACAACTTAGTTATTATAACACATAACCAACTATTTGTCAATACCAAATAATTCTAGCTTTGGGTTGACAAGTGCACCTGAATGATGTATAATAGTCTTACGAAATTAAACATTGAACTATAGGAATACAACGAATGAGCGAGGAATTACCAAGAATAAGAACCAAAAAATCCGAATATACGTTTGACTATCCTGAAGCAATAGCATTTTCGGAAGAACAACAAGATATATTATGGACAGAACGCGAGATATCGATGGAGAAAGATCTTCATGATCTCAAGAACAACCTCGACGAAGCAGAACTACACGGCGTTACAACTGTACTACAACTGTTCACAGAATATGAACTAAATGTTGGCAATGAATATTGGTCAGCTCGTGTTGCAAAATCATTTCCTCGGCCAGACATTCAGCGAATGGCAAATATGTTCGCCTATGTGGAAATAAATGTTCATGCACCTTTCTATTCAAAGATAAACGAAATTCTTGGTCTTGCAACCAACGAATTTTACAACTCTTACAAAGAAAACAAAGTATTGAGTGATCGTATATCGTGGATTGGAGATGTGTTGTTGTCACCAAGTGACAACAACATGGATTTGTTAAGAAGTCTTGGCGCGTTTTCCTTTGTTGAAGGTGCTGTGTTATATGCAAACTTCGCCTTTCTAAAACACTTTCAAGCCGAAGGCAAAAACAAACTGACAAACCTAATTGCTGGTATTAACTTCTCAGTTAAGGATGAAAATCTACACGCAATGGCAGATGCTTGGTTGTTCAAGACCTTAATGAGAGAAGCCAATTTAACCAAGAAAGAACTTGAAACTTTAGAGAAGGATATTATTAAGGTAGCTACAAAAACTTACGAGCATGAAAAAGAAATTATCAAGATGATTTTTGAGAAAGGAAACATTCGTGGCATTACAGAACATCAGCTAGACATGTTCGTACAGTCAAGAATTGATTTGTGTCTTGAACAACTTGGTTATCAAAAGCTATATAAACCTACATACAATCCTATAGAGAAATGGTTTTATCGTAATATCAATTCATCAAAGCTTCATGACTTCTTTATATCAACTGGATCAGAATATAACAGAGACTGGAAAGAAACTAACTTCATATGGGGACAAGTATAATGGTAGAAGAACACGTATCAATTTATAAAGAGCTGGGCAGGGAACGTAAGAAGTTACAGGCGTCTGGCAGAATTCCCGATTACTACACCACTCCTGGGTGGCAAATGTTTAAGGAAAAATATCAAACGGAATCTGAACCGGATGTTCGGTCGACGTTTGAACGTATCGCAAAAACCGCCTCGAAGCACATGGGCGAATCGAGCGAAGAATGGAATACTAAATTCTTCGATTTGATGTGGAATGGTTTTCTTGCTCCAAGTACACCAGTAATGGCAAATATGGGAACGACTCGTGGTATGCCTGTATCGTGTTCTGGAAGTTACGTTGGTGATTCGGTGTATAATTTCTATGAAGCCCAGAAAGAAGGTGCTCTCCTTTCAAAGAACGGTTTTGGTACAAGTTCGTATCTTGGCGCTATTCGTGAACGAGGTACGCATATCAAAGGTGGTGGCGCCGCAAGTGGTGTTGTACCTGTATTCAAGGACTTTGTGCAGATGTCTCGAGACGTTTCTCAAGGAAGTACTAGACGGGGTTCATGGGCAGGATATATTCCTATCGAAAGCGGTGATTTTTGGGAGATGTGTCAGCACGTAGAAACAATGCCTGACGATGTGAATGTTGGTTGGAATATAAGTGACGATTTTATCGAACGTTTAGACAAAGGTGAGGAAGATGCAGTTGCCCGATATCAGAAAGCATTGAAGATTAAAATGTTGACAGGTAAGGGATATTTCTTCTTTGTTGATAAAGTAAACAGACAAAGCCCAGCAATGTACAAGGATCGCGGTCTGCAAGTATATGCATCAAATTTATGTATGACTGGAGATACTATTATAACAGTTAAAGGAGATGTTTCTGGTGTTAAATCTTGTACCTTGCAACATTTCATTGAAAATCATTATAACAATAATCTCGATGATTGGAAAATCTGGTCGTATGATGTTGAGAATAAATTGGGCAATTGGGAAACAATTACTGATGGTGCGGAAACAAACCCTAACGCTACTATTATGAAAATCACGGATGATGAAACTGGAAAATCTATTAAATGTACTCCAGATCATAAAATATTTACAAAAAATCGTGGATATGTTATGGCGAAAGAATTGCTTGAAGATGACGAACTTGTAATAGGGTAATCTCTATTCATTAACATCTTTATGTTTGGAAATCCTGTTTAGTATAAATAGTACTAAACAGGATTAAAAATGAACTATCTGAACTTGTACAATAATTTAATAGAAAGCAGACGAAACCTAGGTCGATCTAAAAAAGATCGCGATTTTAAATACGAAAATCATCACATACTACCAAGATCATTTGGCGGTACAGATGAAAGTTTTAATATGATACTTCTGACACAAAAAGAACATTGGATTGCTCATGTATTGCTCGCTAAATTAGCAACAGGGCAGGGCAGATATAAAGCAAACCAGGCTTTGATCAATATGGGTAGAGTTGTGTCAAAGGGAAAAAGATTATCATCTAGAGCGTATTCTGCAGCTCGCAAGATCATTGCAGCAGAAGTTTCGAAACGACACACCGGAACTTTAATTGTAAAAGATTCTATTACTGGAGTTCGAATTGGTCGAGTTAAAAAAGATCATCCACATGTACTATCTGGTAAATGGGTGTTTTTTCATGTAGGAATGAAAAGATCGGATGAATGGAAATTAAAAACTGGTGCTTCTGTCACTGGTGAAAAAAACCCAAGATTTACTGGTATATCAAATGAAGATATACTCGAGGCCTGTAAAATAATATTTAAAAAATATGGAAGATGGAGTATGGCCATGACTAAAAGATACTTTGTCGAAGTCTATGGTCAACCGCTACCTAAGAGTTTGAAAGGAAAATATAGAGAACCGGTATGGAACGAAAATATACAAACGTTGCTAATAGAAACATTTAAAATAACAGATTTAACCTTGCTTGACGGCAATAATCATAGGAATAAGAAAATATGAGTTTAACAATAGAATATTTAGATAATAAAGAAGCGGTGTTTGATCTTACAGTAGAGAATAATCATAACTTCTTTGCAAATGATATATTAGTACACAATTGTACTGAAATTACATTGAATGCAACTTCTAGTGATACAGGAGAAGGCTTTGATGATGTTACTTTTACTTGTGTTCTTTCGTCAATCAACCTATCTCAATATGATAATATGAAAGACCCAGACGAAGTTATATTTGACGCAACCGTTTTTCTTGACTGCGTGGCCGAAGAATTTATCCAAGAAGGCAAAAAGATTCGTGGATTAGAAAAGGCAGTTCGCTTCACAGAAAAGAGTAGAGCGTTAGGTTTAGGTACATTAGGTTTTCATACTTATTTACAACAGAAAAACATTGCTTTTGAAAGTATGGAAGCGCATATGATCAACAACTCAATTTTTAAACAACTGGCAACAGCTTCAGAGCGTGCTAGCCGTTGGTTAGCAGAAACCCTAGGTGAACCGGAATGGTGCGTTGGTTACGGTTTGCGTAACACTCACCGCATGGCAATTGCCCCTAATTTGTCCTCGGCAATTTTATGTGGCTCTGTATCTCAAGGAATTGAACCTATATACAAAAATGCATACGTGCAAAGAACTAGTGCTGGCGAAGTTGACAGAATCAATCCGGTACTCATAGCAGTTATGAAAGAGAAAGGTGTTTTTAATCCGAAGACTATAAATGCTATTATAGATGATAACGGTTCAGTTCAGGATGTTGAATGGCTTGATGATCACCAGAAAGAAGTTTTCAAGACGGCGTTTGAAATCAACCAAGAATCGATTATTCGATTGGCATCGGCGCGTCAAAGACATATCGATCAGGCACAATCTATTAACTTATTTTTTAGTGCTGACGAGAAAGAAGAAGTAATTTCAAAAATACATGAAATGGCATTCAAAGATCCTTTCATAAAATCTTTGTATTATATACGATCTGAATCGGGGGTAAAAGCATCAAGTGGCTCTTGTGAAGCATGCGAGGGCTGATATAATTTATATGTGTGGTCTTCCTTGGCCACACATATAAATAATTGTTTGATTAGGAAATATTTTTATGTTTGATTATGAAGGGTTCATAGGCAGAATTTTGCACCCGAACGACCCAGTATGGGCCTGTGATTACTATCTTGAAAATGGATGTACCCATATTGATGGCATGGAATGTGAGATGCAGACTTGCAGCATTCTGGATAACCACAAAAAAGGGATTCCTCAAAATGTGGATTTATAAAGGTAAAGAGTTTACCTCTGCTGATATTGGTGAATGGAAAGGTTTTATATACTGCATAACAGATACCACAAATGGTATGAAATATGTCGGCAAGAAGACTCTTATGTCTATCCGTAAATTGCCACCCCTCAAAGGCAAAACCCGCAAACGAAAAAAGATTGTCGAAACTGACTGGCAAAAGTATTATGGAAGCAGTGAGTTAGTAAAGTCTCTTGTTGAGGAATTTGGACAAGACAGATTCCAACGAGAGATACTCGAGCTCTGCATGACTAAAGGCGAAATGAACTATATGGAGGCAAAGCTGCAATTTGATCTTGAGGTGTTGCTTAGGCCAGAAGATTATTATAATGCCTTCATTGGGTGCCGAATTCACCGAAAACATGTTAAAACTCTTTTTAAATAGGTTGACAACAGCATCTAGCCATGATATAATACATGAAATGATTAACAAATAGGAAAACAAGTGATACTTATAGATTATAATGCAATCGCCATTGCAAATATTATGGTAAACAATCTCGATCACACCCGCGCCGATATCATCAAGCACCAGATTTTAAATTCGATTAGAATGTATAATCTTAAATTTCGCAAAGAATATGGTACCATGGTAATCTGCTGTGACGCAACCTCGTGGCGCAGATCTTATTTTCCTGAATACAAATTTAAACGAAAAGAAGACAGAGATAAGGCAGTAGCAAAAGGAATTGATTGGGAACAACTATTCGAAATCATTAATGGTGTTCGCGAAGATCTACAGAACAATTTTCCATATAGTGTTGTTTATGTGGAAGGTGCTGAGGCAGACGATATAATTGGCGGTCTTGTCGAACGTACTCAGGAATTTGGCCAAGGCGAAAAGGTAATGATTGTTTCTGGTGATCACGACTTTATTCAGTTGCACCGCCATTCAAATGTTAAACAATTTGCCCCTGTACAAAAGAAGCAGGTTAAGGATGCAGACCCTGTAAAATATCTGCGGGAACATATTATACGTGGAGACAAAGGGGATGGTGTTCCTAGTATGCACAGTCACGATAAGATCTTTGTTGAAGGTGGTAGACAGAAACCAATTCTTAAATCTTTTATTGAACCTCTTACCAATATGACCGAGGATGAATTAGAGAAGCATTTAACCAAAGACCAATGGCGCAACTATATCAGAAACCGAACTCTTGTAGACTTATCTTATACACCAGAAGACATTATGGAAAATATATATAAAACTCACGATGACGAGATGGCGAAGATTGCGAAGGGCAACAACAAAGTGCTCAATTATTTAATAACTAACAGAATGCGCCTCTTAATTGAGTGTGTGGGAGAATTTTTATGAAGAAATATTTACATGAAGTGCTTGCAGAAGTACATGAAACAACAGGTGCAGCTAACAAATCTAAACTACTAAGACTACATAACTCATTAGGTCTGCGAGATTTTCTCAAAGGGTCATTTGATGACACCATTCAGTGGTCTATACCTAAGGGCGAAGTTCCTTATACTCCGTTTTATCTTGAAAATGAAGAAAAGATGGTGCCTATCAACCTAGATAAATTATCTTCACAACTTGCCAATTTTGTTGTAGGAGAAAGAACTTCAATGACTCCCATTATGAAAGAGGCGGCATTTATCAGTATGTTGGAAAAAATACACCCACTTGATGCCGAATATTTAGTATTGATGAAAGACAAAAAGATGGCTGGTGTGGTTAAAGGGCTGACCGTAAAGGTTATCACTGCAGAGTTTCCGCATCTTATTGCGAGCAAAGACCTTTTATAAATAGTTTTGTGATTGTTGATCACGTACACTAGCGGCTGGTGTTGAAGTAAAGTCGACACCAGCCTTTTTTTATAAAAGAGGTAAGTATGTCTCCACAAATAGAACGTCTTAAAAAGGATTCAAAGGAATTGAAGCATTATCTTTATCGATTAGAAAAGGAGGGCAACCACAAACAGGCGCACAAAATACAGACGAAGTTAGAGTTTCTTAACTCGAAGATCGTTGACATACAAGAATCGAAATACTAACCAAGAGAAGCAAATGCCATTATACGATTTTGAAAACACTAAAACTGAAGAACGATTTGAGCAACTAATGAGTTATGCCTCTATGGGAGTCTTCTTAACAGACAACCCACATATAAAGCAGATCGTCGGTTCACCCAAAATCGTTAGTGGTGTTGGCACCAATATAAAAGTAGATGACGGATTCCGAGAAATGATATCTAAAGTCAAGGAAACGTGTAAAGTTAACAACATACCAGACTATTAAATATGAAGCCAAGAGCAACAAAGTTACGTTTAGAAGACCTTAAAAATTTCGGGCCTATAACTAAAAATCAAGAAAAGGTTTTTAAGGCATACAATGATAATTATCATTTAATCCTTTCTGGTTCTGCCGGTACAGGAAAAACTTATATAGCCATAGCTAATGCGTTGGTTGATGTATTAGACAAGGAGACTAAATATAAGCAACTTATTATTGTAAGATCAATTGTTCCATCGAGAGATATAGGTTTTCTCCCAGGCGACGAAGACGAAAAGAAATTAGTTTATGAAGCACCGTATGTTTGTATCTGCAACGATCTGTTCAATAAGAGCAATGCATGGGAGAGTTTAAAAGCGGCAGGTGATGTACAATTTGTTTCAACTTCATACCTTCGAGGCATCACTATAGACAATGCAATTGTAGTTGTTGACGAAATGCAAAATCTTTCTGGTAGAGAACTGAATACAACTATCACCCGATTAGGTAATAACTGCAAGTTTATTGCTTGTGGTGACTATCATCAATCTGATTTTACAACCAGAAAAGACAAAGAAGACATTAATACATTTCTCGAAATACTTTCGAATATGAAGATGTTTAAAAGCGTGGAATTTGGTTGGGAAGACATTGTGAGAAGTGATCTAGTTCGTGAGTACATCATGACCAAGGAACACATGAAACTAGGTGTTGATTGGTAATGTTTAACCACGTCGGCTTGCCATTAATCTATAAAGATCTGCTCGCAGAGATGGTGGATGGCGAGCGTTTGTATACTACCCCCGCTGGTGATAGATATCCTTCTATCACCACAATTTTGTCTATGTTGTCCAAAGATGCTATTGACCAATGGAAGAAAAACGTTGGTCAAGACGAAGCAGATAGAACATCAAGACATGCGGCAACTAGAGGAACTGCACTTCATCAAATAGCAGAAGACTATTTGGCAAACAAGGAGCATTATTCTGCTGGTTATATGCCAATTGTGACGAGTTTATTTTCATCACTAAAACCTGTGCTTGATCTTGCTGTGGGTGATATATATGCTCAGGAAGTTGCGTTATATTCCGACAAGTTACAAATAGCAGGACGCGTTGATTGTATAGCAAACTGGAATGGTAAGTTATCGATTATTGATTTTAAAACGTCGGCAAAACCTAAGAAAATAGAATGGATAGAAAGTTATTTTATGCAATGTGCATTTTACGGTGCGGCTTTATATGAACAAACTGGATTAGTACCCGAACAGTCTGTTATAGCAATCGGGGTTGATTACCAAAAACCCCAGATTTTTATAGAGCCGATTTATAAATGGATCCCTAAATTAATTAAGGTACGAAATGAATATAAGCGATTTAATAGAAACTGACACCTTTGTAAAAACTCCGATAGGACATCTATATGAGTTTTATTTGTCCGGTAACATAGAAGCACCAGAACAATATATAAATTGGTTTGATGTGATACGAAAAGCATCAGAACAAGACGTTATAAAGATCTATATAAATTCCGATGGAGGCAATTTATATACTGCTATTCAATTTGCTCGATCACTTAAAGAGACCAAGGCATATGTTATGGTTTCTATTGAAGGTTCTTGTATGTCGGCCGCTACCATTATAATGTTATGTGCTGACTCTTATGAAGTTGCAGAGCACTCTATGTTTATGTTTCATAATTACAGTGGCGGCACTTCGGGTAAAGGTGGTGAAATGTATGATAATATCATATATGAGCGGCGATGGTCTGAAAACTTTTTGTATGATATTTATAGAAGTTTTTTGACGGAAAGAGAGATTCAGTCAATGTTAGACAACAAAGATCTTTGGATGACTAGCGAAGAAGTGATCGAAAGATTACAAAATATGCTTAAAGAAAAAGAGGTTGAAGATGTGGTGGAAGACGAATGGGATGGTGATTCAGAAGCAGATATCGAGAATGAAGAATTGACATGAAAAACCCAAAAATAGACAAATTTCCTGCAAGATACAAACCTAATCACTGGGTCGACGGTGACCCACTTTTTCGCGATCATGCAGGCCATTGGAATTTTTCATCAGACAAGCCGGTGACCCACTTGAATGAATATATAGACTATGCCATTTCTAAACAGATAGAAAATGCATACTACCCAGTCGACTGTATATTGGCAGACATTATCGATAGTACGATACAATGTGACGCCATTATTATTAATATGATGAATTCGTATACGAAAACTGCATAATAAAACGTTATTAACTAAGTTTATACCCATATAAAAATATTTGTGACAATTAGTTCAATTAGTTGTTGACATACTCATGGGTTATGATATAATACATATATAAATTAATAAACAAGGTGAAATATAATGAACCGATTTAATATGACAAAACAAGAAATGAAAGACACAATGCTAGATTTTGAAACTATGTTTACAGTTAAAACAACAGAAGATTCAATAGTTGGTGTTTATCCTTCTCGTATAACCGCAGAACGCGCAGCATTGCGATACGAACAAGACACCCTCAACATGACCCGTATCGCAGAAGGTTCGATTGATCGACCCCAATCACTATGGGATGCTGAAATGTATAATTCCACAACCCCTACTATAAACGATACTGCTTTTGTTATGTTTTCAAAACTGCCGGTTGTTTCTCTATGAAAGAAGAGTTTAAAATATTATCCCCTCGCGAACATGTACGCACTAGGCCTGGGATGTATCTTGGTTCTACTGCATCTGAAAGTCTTGAGCGCTTTGTCGTGGGCAAATGGAAGTCTATTAATTATGTTCCTGCCTTAAACAAGATGGTAGACGAGATCATTGATAATGCAATTGATGAATCCATCCGGACCAAATTCAAACACGCCAACCAAATTTCAGTGTCAGTTAAAGGTAATGCAATCACTATCGAAGATAATGGTCGCGGTATACCTCAAGAGATGGTAACAGACCATACTGGTGATAAAGTAGTCAGGCCTGTTGCTGCATGGACAAAAACTAACGCGGGTACATCGTTTGATGATGAACGTACCACGATTGGCGCCAACGGTGTAGGTTCTGCATGTACCAATTTTATGTCTTCGAAATTCATTGGTGAAACATGGCAGAAGAAAAATCTTGTTAAAGTGCAATGCAAGGATGGTGCAAATAGTATTGATGTTTCTAACTCAACTAAGGAAGGTAGCGGTACTAGAGTTACATTTACCCCTGACTTTGCATTGTTCGGTATTGATAACATATCAGACGTTAATACTGAGGAGTTGATTCAAGATCGATTAACGAGCCTACAGATTGCATTCCCTGAAATCAAATTCAAATTCAACAAGACTCGTATTAAAGAATCTAATATAAAGAAATATGCTCAGTTGTTTCAGACTGACCCTGATGCAAGCACAGTTTTCAACGTGACAACCGATTTGACCTATTTCATCACTTCGTCTGAAGACGGGTTCAAGACTACGTCATATATCAATGGTGTTAATACTCGCATGGGTGGTACTTATGTTGATTACATCATAAATGAGATTGTGGAGATATTGGCCAAGTT